CAATACTTCCCGAAGATATAAAACCATGGCATCATTTATGGTATGGAAATAAAATCATTTCTGAAGGAAAACAAGGCGACGTGTGGTCTTTTAATTTCTGGACTCCACACGGCGGAAGTAACTTAGGACCAGATCCTAAGTATACGATACAAGTGATTGCAATTTAATAACTATCAACGTTTCCTAGTCCGATCTTTTCACGAAACTCATCTGTAAACTTACCATCTATGCGCAAGCTAAAAGTCTGAACAGGAGAAGTACCACCGGCGTGCCAGTCCTGATCGTTAAAGAACGTTGCTCGACTTTCGGTTAATACCTTTTCGTCTGTTTCAGGATCCCATATATAAAACGGCTTATCCAAACAAGTACGCATATGAATAAACTCGTGTCTGTGATCAAAGTAGTCATGCTCGTCTGGCAATATTAGGTCCCTGTGCAGCGGCATCCAACAATTATGTTCTGCTTTAAAAAAGATAACTCTGCCCAAGTGCGTTAATATATTCTGTTCGACTAAGTTTTCCAACCATTGTTTTAATTCTGGAAAATATTGTGCATCTGGTGTCCACGTCTTTTCTTCGAATCGTGAATCCCATCCGCCTGCTTCTGTCTTAAGAAACACAAACTGATATGGATCAAATGCTCCTAGTGCTAACTTCAAAAACAGCATGAACTGATCTCGATTGTCGTATTCCCCAATAGCACGACCTTCTACTCTTATTTCGTGATCGTAAGGCAATGCGTGATATTCTTCTAGTGCAAGGTATAGAGGCTTAATAGGTAATTCAAAAGCGCCATCACATCCGCCCGGCTTTACCATGTTTCCTTCTTTCTTATATTCAGATTGCACAATTCCTCGACAAATCTTATAGTGCAGTTTTGAAAACCCTTCAACGTCAATATGCTCGTCTAGATTAATATACGGTTTTTTGTTAACGCCTCGTATCATTTATTACCCCTTTTTACTTTGTATTGTACTTCTAACTTGTTTAATTCTTTATTCAGTCTATCTAATGACTCGTCGTTTACTTCTACTACAATGCGGTCATCAGCAAACTCGATAAACTTCATGTTCTTCTCTTTGATCAATTGTGACATTAACACAGACACAGAATTATCAATGTTATAACGCAGATTATAAGGTCTGTTCGAAAACACAAGTTCGATTCGTTCAAGACCAGTGTCGTCGTAATTAGATAATCTAACTCTTGCAACTAACTGTACTCTTGGGCTTGATCCAAAATTTGCAGCAGTGTGAACATAGCTTCCGTCCATATAATAGATCTTATTATCAGCGCTGGTCTTATGCATTTCGTTTGTTATGAGGTTAATCAGATAACATTGGTCGTTTGACAGGAGGTTCAAATGTATACGATCATCAATATCTGCGTGCGACCTATAGCAGGTGCCAGGACCTAGCTTAATTAGTCTTGCTTCGCCAATAGAATACTGTTCTAACTCTATCAATAAATCTTCAAACGGAGTACCCTTCCACTCTTGATTAACTTCGTAAGGGTCGTATAGCCGATGCCCTGTTGGGTGATTAAGGTTAGCTCTATTTGTATCGTCCCAATTAACATCCTCTAAGTAGTCTGCTAACGACTCTGTACTTATAGTGTGATTCAAATCTTTAAGAAACATAAATCTGTCTTGCTCTGTCAATAAAACTGTCTGGATAGTTAAACCGAAAACTTTCTAACGCAATGAGCTGATAAGCAGTCCACGTTAGTGTGCTCTCCCAGGATAATCCTTCTTTTTCAAAATATTCTAGAAGTTTGGCTTGTCTGTCGTGACTGATATGGCTTTGGAATATTTGCATAGGGTGTACTGCTTCACTATTGTCATGACAGAAAAAGTAATTAATACTCTTTAGCTGGCCGTCTATTAAGAAATAACTACTTGGGTGCAGGCTATACTTATAAAAGCCTAAATCTTTGTGCGCCTGTAGTATCTCTAACATTTGACCTTCCCAGTCTGGCAACACCTCTTCAAAGCTCTTTTCAGCATCTAAGCACTGTTGCCAAAAATCAACGCCATCTATTTTTAAGTACAGTTCCTTTCGTTCGTGATCAATAAAATCTGTCTCCGGAACTAGATTAGGATAGTTCTTTTGCATCAATTTCAAGAAGTAAATTTCTCTATTCCATTTTTCTTCCATTAACTCAGAATCTATTACTTGGTTCTGGTCTTTATGATATATCTTATCATTATAAAACCACTGCACAAAACGTTTCTTGTCTTCGGATATAAGACTAGTGTAAACCAGATTATTTCTTACTAAGCCGTGTTCAGGAGTATTGTTGTAATAATATTCGTACTTCATTTATAATCCTCTTCTTGTCTATGGAACGGGGCATCGTCTCTTATCACAAACGTAAAATCGTCAAAGTATACCTCGATCCTGCGATACTTTCCCGGATAGCCTTTGACGTCCAGCCCCCATTCGGCTAACCACATGCCTTCTAAAGAGCTGTCGCCGCCTCTACCCGCTTGTACTAGGTGTAAAGGGATTTCACCACTGATTAACGGCTCGCCTGCTTCAAATACAGTATACTTTACAATACAATTTTTATCCATTATCACTCTCAATTGGTAGTTTTTCTATTAGCTGTTTCCAGTTGGCCCTGTGCTCGTTTCTATCTGTTTCTTTCAACACCAGTGTAACTGCACACCAGGGTTCGTCAGTGTTATTTTCTACTCCGTGCAGTTTATCTACTCTAATTAGACTAGGGTTTTTAATTATTGAAGACTCAGCGAATTGATAGTTGTCCGACTCACAGGTAAGGTAATACCCGCCTATAGAATTATTCTCATAAACAACCTTATCTTGATCATATACGCTGTACCAAACCAAAGGAACACTGCTACTGCCATATGTCCAAATTAGCTTGCAGCAGCCTTCTGGTTCTATGTCATCAAAATGATCAGGCACCTTTGATCCAGGCATGCAATAAAACATCTCTGCTAGTTTAATCTCTAAGCCTAAGCTGTTAAGCCAAGTAATCAGCTCAGGGTTAACTGCGTCTTTGTCTATTTCTTTTTGCACAAAACTGTTCTCTGTACATTCAACATCTAGGACTGACTTGCTTTGCACTACCTCGGGCACTTCTTGAGACAATGCTACAACATAATCACTTAGCCCATTGATCTTTTGCATAGTCTGCTAGTTCCCATCCTATATCTTGACCGTTGTGTTCCGCTCGATTAATTGCCTTCTGCACTTCACCCACATGCTTGTTATAAAAACTCTCGAAGCTGTTGTCCCAAAACTTGATATCTTTCCAAAAGAATCCTTGATCATCTTTGAGACGGTTTGTCATCTTAACTTTTGAAGGGTACTGACATCCGAATTCTTCGTCTAGCTTATCAAAGTACTTTATCAGCACAGTTATGTCATCAATCCAATGTTTAGTGTATGTATAAGTGTCTTTCACTAGTCCCTTGTAATGAGAAGAGTATCCTATGTCGTCTCCTGGATGACGGATTACTGTGTAGGTCCATTCTTCGCCGTTAATAGTCACTGGTTCGCAGTACATCGGCTCTGAAATCCTAAATTCTCCAGATTCGATACTGTACTCGTAGAGCCTTTTGTGACACTTCCAATCAGACTCATACCATTTTTTCTGTACAGAAAACACCAGGCCGTCGTGACGATAAAAATCAACAGCATCTTTGCCCCAATAATAAAACCCATTGTTCTGCGGCAGCCAGATATAGCTGCCTTTAACTGGGTTTACCCTAGGAATATTGTTGTGAAACTGGTCTGCACGCTCGGCACTCCAGTTTTTTGCTTTGTTTACTAAGTCTTGTTTCATATGCATCCTCTTTTTCTATTTATAAGCAGTGCCGGCGCATAAATAATTTCATGAACAAACCTAACTCATGCACATTCTGCATGCACCCTTTTACAGGATTAGCCACACGCGAAGACGGAGCGATCAAAGTATGCTGTCGTAGTCAACCCATAGGCTGGATACAAGAAGAATCGTTAGAAGAAGCGTGGAACAACAAAAGCATGCAGGAAGTTCGTCGGCAAGTACTGAACAACGAACGGCCGGATGTGTGCAAACCGTGTTTCGATCTCGAAGATCAAGGCGTCGAGAGCTTACGACAGCGTCACATAGCAGGTGTTATACCAGAAGCACGGGCTAACTTGTACCCTGATGCACTAGACGCACTGGAAGACGACTACACAATGCCCTTTGAGTTTCCTACTATGGAAATTAAAATCAACAATCTCTGTAACCTCAAGTGCAGAATGTGCAATCCTTTGGACAGTACCAGCTGGAAGGACTGGGACCAGGTAACTAAGTTTTACAAAAAAGAAAATAACTACCTCATCCCCACTGTAGATGCACTAGTAGACAAGCCCGGGCAGTACATAGGACCCTTCGACGACACGGATAATTGGTGGACTAGCTTTGAAAAACTGCTTCCCTACTTCCGCAGAGTGGAGTTCGCAGGTGGCGAACCGCTGATGGATCCAAATCACTATAAGATCTTAGACATGCTAGCGCCATGGGGACACAATATAGAGCTAAAGTACGCGACTAACGGCACCAAGACGGGCATAGGAAAAGGCCGTACCATACACGAGTACTGGCCCAAGTTTAGAAGCGTAGCTGTAAACGTGAGCATAGACGGTATACACGACGTTTACGAATATATACGCGGCAATGGCAAGTTTAAGGAAGTCGAAGATAACATAAAAATTATGAAGACAATACCAACAGTGAGCAGAATTGTTGGTGCATTTACTGTGCAAGCTAACAACATTCTGCAAATAGACAAGGTTATTGACTATTTCCTCAACGAGATGGGTATTGTATTTTACAGTCACAGAGTAAATTATCCTAGAGCATTGTCTGCACAAGTCTTGCCCAACGAGCTAAAAGAGCGTACAATAGTACGTCTAGAAGAAATGAAAACCGAAGTGTTAACATATCCGTTTGTACAGAGCTCAGAGCTATTGCAAAAAGTAACACTACAGCAAATACAAGATAACATAAACTTTCTCAAATCGACAGACCTAAGTGAGTATTGGCAAGACTGCGTAGACTTTAACCACAACCTAGATGCCAGTAGAAACCAGGGTCCCTTTGAAGAAGTCAACCCTGAGTTTAAACCATACGTATGAAACATGTAACCAGTAAATGGCCGCATCAAGATAGTATTAAAATAGAATGGAATCTTGGCAAACGCTGTAACCTCGATTGTGCATATTGCCCTGCTGAGATTCACGACAACTTCAGCCCGCATACAGATATCAATGTGTTAAAGAACACTGTAGATCAGCTTGCTATGCTAGAAAAGCCTGTACGCATCAGTTTGACCGGTGGCGAACCATGTGTGCATCCTAAGATAGAAGAATTCTTACAATACGCAAGTGAAAGAGTTAGCTGGATTAACGTTACAACAAATGCTTCAAGAAAAGCAGAGTGGTACGCACTTCAGCCTATTAATCACATTGTATTCAGCCTACACTTTGATAACAAAACTGTGGACAGAATGCTTGATAACATTATCGTGTACAGCTTGTTAAACCATACTCCTTTCCATGTCAACGTTATGGCACACCATGAACACATGGCCGAGGTTAAAGAAGCCACTAAACAACTTGACGTTGGCGGCATCCCTTACGTTGTACGCAGAATACGATGGACAGAAAAGCATGATTGGTTTGACGACTTAAAATATAACCACGAAGACCTGAAATGGATTATGGCCAGTGAAGCTACCGCTTCGGCTAACGTCCTTATCGACGGCGAAAAAGAAATGCACGCCAACGATGTAATTAAGGAACACCTGAATCAGTTCGAAGGGTGGAGTTGTGCTGCTGGTGTAGAAAGCCTAATGATAAACTGGGACGGTGAAGTACATCGTGCTACCTGCAGAGTAGGCGGAAGTCTAGGCAACCTCTATACTGGTACATTTGAACAGCCCAAAGAAAACGTAACCTGCACAAGAAAGTGGTGCACTTGTGCGGCAGATATCCCACTTACTAAGACAAAGAATGATTAAAACCGAAGCAATAACACTAGCAAAACCAGAAAAGATGATGGTTACCTGGGACACTGGTAGACGCTGTAATTACGACTGTACATACTGCGAGGCTACTAGACACGACACATATAGCCCTGTGCATTCCTACAACGAACTCCTTGAAACACTGGAGTTTGTCAAAGCGTACACCGGAATATACAAAGGCGAAGATGCTGAGATTAATATTAGCTTCACAGGCGGCGAGCCAACAATAAATCCAGACTTCTGGCACTTAGCAAGGCATATCAAGAAAAACGAACCTAACATTACATGCGGTCTTACCACTAACGGAGTGTGGCATCCTAGAAAGACAGATGAAATTATAGAACTATTTCAAGGACTAACTGTAAGTTACCATCCTGAAGGCAGCGAAAAAGCAAAAGCACACGTCTTAGAGAATATAAAAAGACTGCATGAATCGGGTATTTGGTTGCAGATTAACGTAATGATGCATGTTGACTATTTCGAAGAAGTGCAGAACGTGTGCTATATGCTCAAAGAATTAGGCATTACACATTCGCCAAGGCCCATCGGCGACGGTACTGTAGAACGCAGTGGATGGTTCGAAGACACCGATGGTACAATGCGAAGGACCAGTCATACCTACACCGAGGAACAACAGGAATGGTTCTTTGATTATATCGGGCAACCTAAACCGGCTAAAGAAAAGAAGGAAGGGTCTGAAGTCGGACGTAGTTGTTGTGGCGGAAGATGCTTAAAAGGCAAAGTGGACGGCGAATGGCAAGACGTCACTCATGTTGATAATAACTTTAAAGGTTGGCATTGTAGTGTAAACCACTACTTCTTGCACATTGATCAGCACGAGAAACTAGTGTACCATCATCAGACCTGCCAAGCATTACACGGTGGCAAACGCGGTCCTTTAGGTTCGTTAGATAATATTGATGCTATTTTTGATTACGCATCTAACGCTGTAAACAGTGACCCAATTGTGTGTCCAAACGATAGATGCGGTTGCGGTATGTGTGTGCCTAAGGCTAAGAAGATAGAAGTGTACAACTTGCTCTAAGACGGTGTTATTTACCTTCTTTGTATGCTAACCAGTCGTCTTTTGTGCAGTCTGAGCACAAAGACATATCAATAGCATCATTGTCAGAAAGGTCTATCTTAGTCATAACTTCAGACTTGTAAGTCAACCAAACGCCTGCTAGGTCGTAGTTCTTGTTTGTTCCACCAACTGCTAGCAACGCCGGGACAGACCCGCTTGCTAGCTTATTGCCGTCTTTACTAACTGTATAATTTAGATACTTAATATTGTTGCCCATTTTTCTCTCGCTTTAGTTACTGTGTCCTGTGGAACTGTGATATTGTTCTTTTCAAGGTGTTGTATATACTTTTGTAACTCACCAACTTGCTGATGATAGAAATCTTCTTTCGAACGATTCCAGTTATGTAAATATCTCCAATACAGTCCATTGCTATTTCTTGTTAGCAAAGCAAATTTAGACGAAGGATACGATGTAATTGTTTCAGAATCGTTAAGATTCTTAAGATACTTCATCATAGTTGCAATCTGATCAACAAACGTATCTAACAAATCAGCAGTACAATACAAAGCTAAAGGAACACCTAGTTCACCACCTAAATGGTTGATTAGACAATACACGTAATCTGTGCCGTCTAATGTCAAACTTTTATACCTGCTAAGACCAATGTTACTTAATTTAGAAACATTGATTGCGCCTTCGCTTGCAGCCAGATTGTACAATTCGGCATTTGCATGCCGATGCACATCCATATCTTCAACGATCAATTTTTCTGATGTCAACAAATACTCAGCGCCGTCGTTGCGATAATAAGCAGCAACTCCTGGGCCGTAGTGTACAAATCCTGTGTACTCTCCGAAATTAGCTTCTTCCCAAATATAATCTTCTTTGCCTTCGTGTCCTTGTCTTTGGCTTTCGGCGCCATGAAAGGACAACGCAGCTTCTTTGCTCCAGCTATCAATGTAGCCTTTTAAGACTGGAATAGTCCATGGTGCACTTGTTGTGTCGGTCATTTTAAATAAATCCTTTAACGTTTTTGTATTTATCTTCTTCTATAATAAATGTGCTAGCTCAGGAAAGACTTCTTTAGCGGAATTCCCACGAATTGCATCAAGTTTGTTTACGTACTCTTTAAAGCCCGGCAGTAGATAGCTGTTGTCTTGTGCATCCATATGATTCAACACTGCCTCCCAACGCTTCCAACCGTAAGGGTTAATCTTCCAGAAGTCGTCGTCTTGTCTGTAGTTGTCCCACAACCATTCTTTGAATTCTGCAAATATTGCACGTACCTCTTGCTTGTCTGCTTCAGGTAGAATTTGTATGCTCAGGAACGTTGGAATATATAACAAGTGCATGTTTACAAGCCCTCCGCCCATCTGTACTCCACCGGGCACAGTGCCTGCGTTCAGCTTCTTAAAGTTCGAACGAATCTTCCATTTCATAAACTCTGGCAGGTGTTTGATATTGAAAATTTGAATTGCTGTTGCTAGGCTGGTTTGAATGTTATCAGGAGTGTTGTCTAGCATGTGCAGTGTTTTTTCAACTTGAGCAAAATCTGTTGGAAAACGAATATACTCATCACGCTCATGGCTGGCATCCATGCTGATAGCAAACTTGACCTTTCTAAATTTCTTCCAAAGCTCTATCAACTCGTCGTCAACTAGCAGTCCGTTGGAGTTATATCGCAACAGAATCTTGTCTTGGTACCCTTGGCGTATGATCTCTTCGATAAACATTTTATGTTCTTTGATCATTAAAGGTTCGCCGCCAGCAAAATATACCTGTTTGAGATTAGGAATCTGTTTGTACATTTCCTCCCAGAAGGTATCTTTTTCGTGCCACTTGTTATTAAACTCGCTGGCATCCCATTGCATCTGATCTTTGACCTCGTCGATCTGAAGTGTAGGAATTAGTTTCTTATGGTCTGATACCCATTTAGAACTGTCATGCGGTGAACACATAACACATTTGATATTACAGGTGTGTCCTAGTCTTAGATCAAGGTACTGTAACTCTTCTGGTACTGTACCGTCTTCCTGTGTCTGTTCAATAAGATGAGGAATATCAACGCCGTCTTGGTCCCACGTCATTGTTTCCCATATACGCTTCGATACAACACCTTGCTTCTCTTCTTTGAAACACTTGGTACAACTCGCTGGCACTTCTCCGTTCAACATAGTAGTGCGAACACTTTTCATGTAATCATTGTTCCATGCTGACATAGGAGTATCCTTGCCAAAGTTTGCAGGCTTGCCGTCCTCCATTTTAACCAGTCCTACTTCGTGATCTGTGCCCGCACCGCTAGCGTTTGCACTGCAACACAAGCGCATATCGCCGTTAGGACGGGTAGCAAAGTGTATCCACGGGAGCACGCAGTACGTAGGTGATTCTGATACTGTTTCTATAATACGCTGGTATTTGCCTAAGGACGTATCTTCGGGTTGCATCCAGGACTCGTCTGACATTTATTTCTCCATTATTTGTTGCTAGTATATAGTCATAATTTACACAATTTATTTAGACTCTGAACAGACTGAAGATAAGTAGTTTTATGACTCCTTACTACTTTGAACTCAACAACTACATTCCTTTTAAGAAAGACGAGCTGTTAGATATTAGCCTAATAAAAATCCTTGAAAATATTGATACAGATAATTTTGTACGCAAAGATAACTACAGTGTCGATATTATAAATCAGGACTTCGTTGCGTTTTTAGTAGAACGAGGTATAGAACTACGCAAAGTTGTAGTTTGGCACTGGCTTGCAAAGAATCCTTACATTGCTCATATAGACTCTGGTCCAGATGGCGATACTATAACTGCCGCGATAAACTGGACACTTACCAAAGGATCTAAAGTAAACTTCTACGAACCGCAAGACTTAGAGCTTGAAGTAAAGTTCGGTAATCAGGACTTACCTGATTGGAGTACATCAAACGTAGGTTCCTACATTCCTATAAACGTTAAAGACGTAGATCCAATAACTGCATGGTCTAGCGAGGGGCCTTGTTTAATCAACCCTGCATTGCCTCATATGATTGTTGCAGAAACTCCAAGAGTTGCTGTGTCACTGCAACTAAAAGAAAACATACCATTTGATGAATTAGTTAAGAGATTTGAACATGGCCCAAAATAAATTATCTAAACAAGTCGATTGCATTAAGGACTATAACGAATTAGACACCGGGTGGCTTATTAAAAGATGGTTGCCTGTAGATCAAGCAAAGATAGAATCTTGGTACAGTGATCTACTTGAAAATTACGGAGATTGGGTCTGGACTTACAGCAAGCATAAAAATATGTGGAAATACGATCCTAACGAAGAATTAGGAAAGTTTATGGCCGACGACGCTTCGTGGCTAATGCTTACTTGGGGCAACGACACCAAAGGGCCGGTGCCGTGGATGCGTGCTATTGCCGAAGACAAGTTCAACCCTACAATGCCGCATGATAGTCTGGGCGCAAGAGAGTGTTTTACAGGTTATGCGTTAGAAGTAGTACAGAACTTGCCTGCTAGAGCAAGAGACATTCAAGTGTCTATTCACACGCCGGGAACTAACTTGCCACCACATCAAGACAGTCCTGAAAAACTTAGGTTCCATATTCCTATAGAAACAAACGAGCAAGCAACGTTTACTATAGATGGCAAAAAAGTTCATATCCCAGCAGACGGCTGGATATACCTTGTAAATACCACGTACTTACACAGTACAGAGAACAGTGGCTCTAGCACTAGAACACACATATATGGCGGTGTTATGACCGAAGATATCCTAAACTTAGATTTAAGCGATTGTGAAACATTTATATGAAACTACTAATTACAGGACATACCAGCGGATTGGGCAGAGTCTTATACGATTCACTAAAAGTCAAACACGAGTGCACAGGTATATCTCGTTCAACAGGGTATGATTTAACAGATAGAGAAACAGTAAACAACATTGTTGAGATGTCTTTAGACTACGATCACGTGTTAAACGTGTGTAAAGTTTTTCCGGCTCAGGTCGACTTGCTGCTACAGATTCACCAAATGTGGGAACAGAACAACAAGAATGGAAAGATTGTTAGTATAGGCGGGTTAACTACAGAATTCTCCTGGAACTTAATCAGACAGGCTCCTATACATCAAACAGATTACATTGCTGCAAAACACGCTCTGCTCAAAGCACATCAAGATCTAAGTGTGATACACCCGTACGATGATCAACCGCAAAGCGTATTGATACGTCCGTTGAACATTGGCACAAAAGATCAAGAACGATCAGACGAACCGTTTAACACAGAAGAAGAAATCGCAGACCTTGTAAAACTCGTGCTAGAGAAAGACTTTTATATATCAACTATTGATGTAAGGAAACTAAAGTGTTCTTGACTCCGCATTTAAAAGTGGACGGTAACCTACTGTTCAGCAACCTATCTACCTTTCAGAGAGATTACAAGTTTCTCAAAGACTCTAATATGTTTTACGATTACAACAACATGGACGACATTGTTGAAAATCGCAAAAACACAGGACACTTTTGGCAGGTTGCTCCCTTTATCTATAACAAAGAACTGCTCAACGGTTTGCCTAAAGAATTTGCAGATCTTGAGACTGTAAAAATTATTCAGTCATTCAAGGTACAACCTATTCTTGCAACGTTTTCTGTACTGAAACCATTTAGTAAAATAGATGACCACGAGGACCACGACGAAGACTGTATTGCAGGAGCAGACGACACCTATGTTGTCAAATACCACTTCGGCATCGACGTACAAGGATCGGCTGGTCTTGTTGTAAACAACGAAACTAGCGTACTCGAAAACGGCAAGCTAAATGTATTCAACGAAAGTATGCCTCACTACGCATACAACGATTCACCTAATGACAGGTGTGTATTAATTCTTTCTTTCTTAGCGAGTGACTTAAATGAGTGATTTTGAAATTGTACCTTGGTCAGAAGACCTAAGCCTTTCTAACTTCTATAAAGAAGCAGACAGAAGAGGGTTTACTAATAATGCTTCGCGTAGGATGCTAGTAGATTGTTTCCGCAACGAACGTGAAAAACAGACTTGGATTCTGTATTACCAGGGAAATGCTGTAGGCTCAGTTGCTGCACACTCTTTCGACGATGTTATGGGTCCGAACAGCTATAGAATAGCTGCAAGAACCTGCGTGTTCACTGACAAGCTCAAAGGAATGACCTACTCTAACGGTCTTAGAGGCATCTATGTAATAACTAAACACCAGAACCCTACGTCACAGTTCCTTATACCGACTTGCATTGATTGGGCTCCTAAGGACGCAAAACTGTATATTACATCTAACGAACTTGAAGCAGGCACACAACAAAGAGTGCACAATATCTTCGGACCTGCACTAGAAAGGACTGGCGTTATGCAAAGAGTAAAGGAAGTAAACTATCGAGGAACTGACCAAACTGTGTGGCGCTTTAATCAGTCCCTGTTCTTAGAACAGCTAGAATCAGCCGGTAGATGGTAACTTAAAGTTCTGAATATTTGCTGTATCTACAAAGTCTGTGATGATCTCTTCGTACCTACTTTGGTAAGGCTCTTGTAAGTAAGGCTGCCAAAAACCGTCCTGTAGGTTCGAGTAGTCATGTTGTATACGGTAACACAACCGATCTTTGATATCGCCTAACCTTCTGTGCAAAGTAATTGAATTATCGAACATTAACAAATCATTATTGCTCTTATATTCGTGATCGTAAATGTACTTATCAACGAACAACTCCTTATTAATCTCATCAAACACTTTCTGACTGTCTTCTTCTGACATACCTTTGATGCTGTAAATTGTGTTTACAGAGTAATGCAAGCCTTTGATGCCGCCTGGACTTTGAATTACTATCGGTATTTCAACACCGTCCGTAGGACACATATTACTGTGCATTACTTCGTCTTGTTCCATACGCAGTCCGGGATTGATCTTTCCCGGTGTAAACTTGTGAATCAACACCATTTCGTCAAGTTCAGAGCGAAACCTTTCAGAGACATTTTCATAGTAATCAGGAGTAGTTAAGAACCCAGTCGACGAACCAATCATATTCTCGGCGCCTAGTAGACTAACACCTGGCGTAAATGCTAAATTGCCGCTTTCGTTTGAGTGCCACAGCAGTTCGCCTTCTGCAAACATACCAAGAGCATTGCCATTCTCGTCGCGCCGGCCGCTTACACGCATAACGTGTTTGCCTTCTGGACTATGCTCTTGCATTCTTGCAATACTCTTAAGACGCAGTTTATCCACATCTTCTATTTCAGGACTGTCTGCTATTGATGCTTGAACAACCTGTGTCCAAGTCATGCCAGGATACTTTTTCAAGATATTGTAGCGTATTCCGTAGCGGGTATCTCCCCAACGCAAAACTCGATCTGTTTGCTTTTCCCAACCTAGGTTACAATCTCTAAGAATTGTAACGAGATTGTCCATTTGCAGGTTACCAATTTCCATCCATTCATCATCTGTTAGGTGATCAAAATCTACACCGTCGATGAATATGCCATAGTTTCCTAGGCCTGGTATCTTTGATACTTTCATTTATTTTTCCTCATTCAAAATTTACTACTTTGATAAACTGGTCTTTGGGTTTAGGTACATTTGGTACTTGCCCGCATGTTCGTGCACAGGTTATCAACTTGTTCTGCGTCCAATAGTAGTCCCACGCTGTTTGCCAACTTTCAGTACTAACAATATCTTTAACCGAATGCTCTAGTGCACTTGTGTTACCCAATGTTTGCTTTAGTTCTCGATATTGCTCTAACATGCGAGTTCTTATTTCTTTAGTAATATCTGTATCCGGAGCATAATTATAAGGCGTACTTGCAAGGAAACAGCAGGGAAACACGTTACAATAAGCATCTATATAGATTTCTTTGGTATGTTTCACGTAACAATCGATCTTAACATCAGCAAGAACATCTTTATAGTTCCTAACCATGTCATTGGTAATGTACGACAATTCAGACATACTAGGCGGTTCTAAATAATACTCAGTGTTACCTTGGGTGTTGAATACTGGAAACTTTGGGCTTCCGATGAAACGTGAACTATTCTTTTCTGTAAACATAGCAAAGCCTTCTTTTTCAGCTCTTTCCCTTGCTAGGTCCACTTGATGCTCGTTGTGCTTGAACTTTATAAAACACCATTCGGCTCTGCCGCCAGCTTTCATAAATGCGCGAGCGTTTTTAATTATGCGATTAAAATCTGTACCTATGCGATAAAGGTGGTGCGTGTCCTCTAAGCCATCTAATGCAAAGATTACATTATGCTGTTTGGGCATTGCCTTCGCTAAACGCTCCCACCAAGCTATTGTCCTTGCACTACCGTTTGTATGAATACGAATGTTTAGATCAGGATTAATACGAGCTGCATATTCAATCATATCAACAAGATCTGTGTTAATAATAGGATCGCCAAAATTGCCGCACATATAAAACCCTTTGATTTGGGTTAATACCTCTGGAGTTGCTATTGTTTTAAAATCTTCTATTGTCCAGGCTTGGTTCTTTATGAGCGGATTAATCTGGCCACCGTGATGATTGCGCGAACACATAGGGCACGCTGCTTGGCATTTGTTTGTTATCTCAAAATGTATATCTTCAAGCTCTGTAAATTTAAACATCTCTAAATCCAATTATCATAAATCTTGTGTACTTTTGAGTTTCTAACTCGTCACTGTAGACTATCTTCAGTCCTGACTGTTTTTCGAATTCTTTCAAATCTTTTGCGCAACGAACATGTTCGCCACAGTCGAAGAAGTCATTGCTCTGTAATACTATAAGTGCACCGCGCGGTGTTAACGTTAGCCATCGTTCGTATTCTTCTTGTGTCAAATGTTCGCAGATTGTATTGATAACAAGGTTAGCGTTATACCGTTCTATCAATGAATCACATGTGACTGCTTCAAACTTTCCTTGTATGTGTTGCCGCATATTTACTGTGCGGGCTATTTCCTCGCACTCAGGATCTATGTCAAACGATTTAATACGCTTGATGTCTATTTCACTATTAAATAGCAGGCTAGCTAATACCCCGTTCCATCCTCCGTGTATAACAATATCAGCAGGCGGCCATAGCATCTTTTCGAGATGTTCTACTAACCAGACCTTAGATCTTACTTGTCCCTTCCAAAAACTTTCAAGAGTCCTATATCGGTCCTCTGAGTTCCTGATCGCGTCCATCCAGAACAATACGTCTGCTATTTCTACTTTCATTCTTTACCTTGGGTATTTTTGAATCTGCTGAACTTACACACGTCGGTGTTATACAAGGCTGTGCACTAGGAAACAGCGTAAAGCCGTTGTCAATAGTTCCTAGTGGTTGATCGTGACAGCTATACGAACGCTTGACTTCGCCGCCGGGCTCTCTGATTATACAGCTCTGGTATCCTGCGTTACAATCCCAACCCTGGAACTTGTTAAACCCAAATGCGTTAAACCGCTCTGCTTGGTCAATGTAATATTTATTGCCCTGGCTGTCTTCTAGTCTAACTTGCGGCAGAGCCTCGCCTTCGTAATTTTGTGGAAATCCAATTTGAAGTAACTCTCGCTGGGACTCTGAGTAGCCCGACACAACAAAACTTGCTGTAGGGTCGCTCTGAGGCTTTAACGTGACGTTTATGCCTCTATCTGCAAAACGTTTGCACCTCGAGTAGTATTCGTCAAATAAATCCGGAACCATTACCTGATTAATTGTGACGTACACACCTGCTCGCTGTAGCTGCAAACACTTGTCACCAAACTCTTGCTCGTTGGCAAACTCTCCGTGAAAGCTGGCTGTGATACTGCGCCTGTCTAACGTATCAGTAACGGCCAGCCATTTCTTCCACCATTTGCTGCCCGGCGACATGTTTGTAGTCATGTGAATACTTTGATAACCCGGATTGTTATCATCTGCATAGTGTTCTATGAGTTCGCCGAAGTGTTTGTATGCTGTGGGCTCGCCGCCTGAGAAAGAGAAGTGAAAATCTGTAAAACCGTTGGCTCTTGCTTGACTTTTGATTTCGTCTATAGTTTGT